TTTTGAAGAAGTTGAAGGAACTGAACATTCGATTATGAAACTTGGATCTAATAATACGCATAAATTTGATTCTGAAGGATACTTTAAATTTCAGAATCGTATGCAAGAAGGATTTGAATTGTTTGGGAAATACTATAGAAATTTATGGGATTAAATATGAAAAGATTTATAATAAAAGACTCACCTTCTCATGTGTTTGAAGATGATGTAGATTATTCTATTCCTTCACATTCTGATTTAACACAGGTATGCGAAGCGTTTACTTTTTTTCTAAAAGCCTGTGGTTATAATCTTGATAACCAATATGTTACAATAGATCATCATGATGACTTAAAATGAAAACTTATATTTTTGATGTAGATGGTGTATTGGCTTTACCTAATCAGCCAATTGAATCTCATTTTATGAGAATGTTTGAACATTGGATGCTTAAGAAAGACGTATATATTTGTACTAACAACACTTATCAAAATATCATGCCTAGACTTGGACGTAGGATTATTGATAATTGTCAAGCAGTATTTACCAGTGGTGGAAACTCCATATGGCGAGAAAATAAAGAACATGTGGTGAGCAATTGGCGTCCATCATATGAATTAATTTCTTTTCTTGAATCTCTTCTAAAGATGTCTGAATTTAAAACGAGAACTGGGCCAAATATTGAATATCGTACAGGAATGATTAGTTTTTCTCTCGTAGGGAAAACTGCATCTGAAGATGATATTAAACGTTATGTGCAATGGGACAAGCAATCAAAAGAGAAGAAAGCTTTTATTGAAAGTATTCGATCTGCTTTTCCAAATTTAAGCGTAACTCTTGGTAATGACGCTTGTATTGATATTTGTGAAAAATGTAATGATAAAGCACAAATCTATCAATTCTTTAGACTTAAAACTGATGTTACTTCCGTCTTTCATTCTGCATATGGAACAAATAAAGGAATGCAAGAATCTATAAAAGATTTAACTGAACATTATATGTCAATTGATAAAAAAGTGGTATATAATACGGTTGTAAGTAACAGTCCTGAAGATACTCAAAAGTATTTGAGATTGTAGAATTAAAAATATGTTGACTTCCATTTTTATATGGAGTACAATTAAAGAATGGGTGCTAGTGACCAACACTAGATTTTGTTGAACTGGAGATATAATATGAGTAAGACCGAAAAGCTACTTCGTGCGTTTGAAAAGGGTCAGCATCTAACTGCTCGTCAGATTACTGCTCGCTTCAAGCTTGTTAATCCTCGTGCCGCTGTGTCGAATATTCGCATTCGTCATGGTGTCAATGTTGCGATCAACAAGGGCAAGAACGGTTCTAAGTATAGTGTTGCTGTAGGCTAATTGCTGAACTTAGATTAGGTTCTAATAAGAGGGTCTTTCGAGACCCTCTTTCATTTTGTTAAAGAGGGTGTTATGCCAATCGCAACTGATGAACTTTCAAAGAATTCTATGGGTGGAACTGAACGGATGAAGTATGGTCTCCAAGAGAGAATCAGTCCAGAAATCCTAGACAAGTTTCAAATTATTTGTTCTCGTGTAAGAGAAATCGATTCTAAACTTATTCCTATTTACTGGCTACATGATCTACCAGAAGATCCTGAGTCTGAACATCTTCGTGCAGGTGGATGGAATAAATTTGAAAAGAATGTGTTTGTATCTAATTGGCAAATGCAAGCTTATATCAAACATTTCAATATGCCATGGTATAAAAGCCGTGTCATTCAAAACGCTATTGAGCCAATTCCGTTTGTCAAAAAAACTGTTGACAAGATTAAGCTAATCTATCATACTACTCCCCATCGAGGATTGAATATTCTCGTTCCCGTATTCACTAAGCTTGCAGAGAAGTATGATAACATTGAACTAGATGTATTTTCTAGTTTTGAGATTTATGGATGGAAGCAACGTGATGAGCCATTTGAAGCTCTATTTGATGCGTGCAGAAATCATCCACAAATCAATTATCATGGCTTTCAACCAAATGATGTTGTACGCAAAGCCTTACAAGAAGCACACATTTTTGCTTATCCCTCTATTTGGGTTGAGACTTCTTGTATCGCATTGATGGAAGCTATGAGTGCTGGGTGCCTTTGTGTCCATCCAAATTATGGAGCTTTACCTGAAACATCTGCTGGCTTTACTTGGATGTATCAGTATCGTGAAGATATTCGAGATCATATGATTATTTTGTATTCTATGTTGGATAAAGCTATCTCATCTGTATTAGATGAAGATGTTCAACTTTCTCTTGAGACTACAAAGAGTTATATCGATACTTTCTATAATTGGAATAGACGAGCTGAAGAATGGGATAATTTTCTAAAAAACATTTTGAGAGAAAAGAAGCTACTCTAATGACTAACGTTAACAAACTTGCTGATAAACTTATTGCTGAAAAATTCCATGGGGCAGAACCCATCTATAAAAAGGTCATTTCAACTAAAAGCGATCCTATGATTGGTAAACTGTTGAATTGGTATAATTTTATGGCTCAGGATAAAGATAAGGATAATTGGCTTACCGATTACATGAAGAATAATGGCTATACTAAATCAGATATATCCAGTATTCTCAACCTACAGGGATTGGGAGCAGTAAGTAAAAATTCTGCTTCTATCCTTTCTAGGATTGAATCTAACGGAACTATTTTTTCCGGTGAATTGGAAGGCATTGTTAAAAGCAAGATTGAACGTGCTCTATCGTTTAAACAGGAAGTGGAAGAAAAGGAAACGACTCCAAAAGTCATTTCTATTCAAGATCGAGTTAAGGCTTTGGCTGAACCTCATGTCATTTTTATGGACGATGAAATTTCTTCTTGGTATGAAAATCGTAAAAAGAAGATTGAATTTTCTCTGTACGATTATCTTTTGAAGAATCAGCTTAATAGTCAAATCTGCAATCATATTAAATCGTGTATTGTTTCTCGATATCAAGAACATGTTGAAATGGTTGAAGGTAATGATGAACAGTTGAATGAGGCTTATGCATATCTTTCAGTTGCTTCAAAGAAAGAAATTTTAAAGCAATTGAAATTATGTTTATCTGACATTGAGCGTTATGTTGGTAATACGAAGGCCGCTAAACCTAAACAAACTAGAAAAAAGAAGCCAATCTCAGTAGCGAAACAGATAAATAATCTTAAGTATCAAAAAGAATTTGCTAAGTTTAAGATTAAGTCAATTTCTCCTGAGAGTATTATTGGTGCTCAACAACTCTGGGTTTTTAATACCAAGTACAATCATTTATCGATGTTGAATACTGATGATCCAAAAGGATTTTCAGTAAAGGGTACTACAGTTTTAAATATCGATGCTCAAACTAGCATTAAGAAAACTGTACGCAAACCAGAAGAAGCTATTCAAAAGGTTTTAAATGGAGGGAAAGTAGTTCTAAAGAAACTAATGTCTGAACTTAAAACAAAACCGATTGATGTTAATGGTAGACTTAACGATGATTGTATATTATTAAAAGCAATAAAATAAGGGGTCTTTATGCTAGATAGTGCCTTTCAAAAACTAGCTGATAATGTCATCGTTTTCCCTAACAGAAAATGTCAAGGTCCAGCTTCCTCTGTAGAAGAACTGAAGAAAAATATTATAGCAACAAAAACGGAAGTGGTTGAATGTTTTGTTGAAGAACTCACAAAAGAAATTTTTCGTATTACTTCAGACCATGGTTATCACATAGAATATACTAAAGATATAGCATTTATCCTTCTTTCATTAAAAGCCATAATGCTAAGATATGAAAACATTTTCCATCCAATTCAAGACTTTATAGACCAATCTGTAAATACTGAAGATGAAGACTCACTTAACATGGATTTAAATCCTATAGACGAATAAGGTTATTTAAAATGATTATCCTTGACTTGAATCAGGTCATGATTGCAAACATTATGTCTTTGTATGGTAGACATATTGGAAAAACACCAATCGAATTAGATCTTTTTAGGTCTATTACGCTGAATACTATTCGGTCTTTCAATAAAAAATTCAAGCCAGATTACGGACAGTTAGTTATTGCTTCTGACGGTAAACGTAGCTGGCGCAAAGATGTGTTTCCTCATTATAAAGCAAATCGAAAAAAGAATCGTGAAGAATCTGAAATCGATTGGTCTTTAATTTTCAATTGTCTCAATGCTATTCGAGAAGAAATTCGAGATAACTTTGCTTATCCGGTTATTCATCTTGATGGTGCTGAAGCTGATGATGTCATTGGCGTATTGGTTCAGGAATACTCTAAGCGAGATGCGTCTGAAAAGGAAAATATTCTAATCCTTTCTGGGGACAAAGATTTCATTCAGCTACACAGTTACAATAGTGCTGTTGTAGTCAAACAATTCGATCCTATAAATAAAAAGTATGTAACTTCTGATGATCCAGCTAGGTTCATGAAGGAACATATTATAAAAGGTGATGTAGGGGATGGTATTCCAAACTTCTTGTCGCCCGATAATAGTTTAGTCGATAATTTAAGACAGAAGCCTATATTGTCAAAAAATCTATCACAGTGGGTAACCTTTAATACCCCACAAGAATTTTGTAATGAAGAGCAATTAAGAAATTATAAACGTAATGAATGTCTTATTGATCTTAAGTTTACACCGAAAGAAATTCGTGATAAAATCATGACACAATATGAAGAGCAATGTGCTAAACCTAAAACCTCTATTATGAACTACATGATAAAGCATCGACTGAAAGTGTTAATGGAATCTATTAATGATTTTTAGGATATAAAATGTATAAATCTATTCATGATTTTTTATCAGAAATTTCTGAACTTAAGACAACAAAAGAAAAGGTTGACGCTCTTGTGAACCATCCTCATTCGCAAGCCTTTAAGGTTTTGTTTACCTACGCTTTTGATCCAAATATAAAGTGGCTTCTCCCCGAAGGTGCCGCCCCCTACAAGCCAACAGATATTTTGGATGTAGAAGGCCGTCTCCTCCATGAGCTACGACGATTGTATTTGTTTGTGGAAGGTGGCAATGCAAATCTAACAAAGATGCGTAGAGAAACTTTGTATATTCAATTGCTAGAATCAATTCACCCTAAAGATGCTATTCTTTTAAATTCAATTAAAGATAAAAAAATTCCATTTAAAGGATTGAATAAGAAAATCGTGCAGCAAGCATTTCCCGATATCAACATAGAGGCAAGTAAAGAAGAAGTATGAGTAAGTCGTTTAGAGAAAAGAAATCTCGTGAAAAAGATGTCTTTGAAATTATGCAAAATCGTAAACAGCATCCTAACAATATGAGACGTAAAGAAAAAATTGTTAGTAATGCATTAAGAAATAGAGACATCGAAACTCTAGTTCGATTTACTGAGGATGATGAATAATGCCGACGTATACATTTCGTAATAGTGAAACGGATGAAGTGTTTGACCAGTTCTTCACTTCATTCTCCAAAAAAGATGAATTTCTTGAGCAGAACCCCCACCTTCAACAAATGCTACATCCAGTTGCATTCGGGGATGCGATTAGGATGGGCTTTAGGAAACCAGACGATGCTTTTAGAGACAAGCTCAAAGATATTAAACGGAAACATAGAGGAAGCACAATTAATACCTTTTAGGAGAGAAACTAAAAAAAGAAAACGGCAACAGGTGTTTAAAGAGCAAGAGAGTTATATACAAAAACAAAACCTCTCTCTTAAAACTATTGATCCCATAACAGAAAATCAGAAGTTAGCCTTTCAGCAGTGGAAGAAAGGTCAAAATCTTTTACTTCATGGGCTTGCAGGTACAGGCAAATCTTTTATCTCTCTCTATCTTGCTCTCAAAGAAATTTACAATCCAAAATCATTCTATAAAAATATACTCATAGTTAGAAGTGTAGTCCCAACAAGAGATATGGGATTTCTTCCCGGTTCTATTAAAGAAAAATCAAAAGTTTATGAGCTACCATATCAAGGTATATGCTCTGATCTGTTTGGTCGCGGTGATGCCTATGAAGTGCTTAAAAATAAGCATATCGTAGACTTTACTACTACTTCTTTTATTCGGGGAAACACCTTTCATGATACTATAGTAATTGTGGATGAGGTTAACAATCTTACCTTTCATGAACTCGATTCTGTAATAACCAGACTAGGCAACAACTGTAGAATAATGCTTTGCGGTGACTATAGACAATCCGATTTAATCTACAATAACGATAGATCTGGATTACTTACATTTATGGAAGTTCTTGATATGATAAAATCTTTCTCTCACGTTGAATTTGAAATAGACGATATCGTGAGGTCTGGTCTAGTGAAGGAATATATAATTGCTAAAACAAAACTTAATATCTCGTAGTAAAACTTTTTTATTGAATGAGTTGGACTTCCCCGATTTGAAGTCTTTTTCTGAAAATGATAAACGTTATTATGAAACGCCCACTGGAGAAAAGTATCCATCAGTCACGACCGTATTGGGTAGTCGTGATAAAAAATGGTTATATGAATGGCGGGCTAGAGTGGGTGAAAAGGCTGCTAATGCTATCTCAGCAAAGGCTTCTAGTCGGGGAACACAACTACATACCATATGCGAAAAATATATTAGAAATGAAGACGATTTTGCAGGCAATAAACCTTTCAATGTTATTGAGATGTTTAAGTCAATTCAAAAATATGTAGATAAAATTGAAGAGGTATATGGTAATGAAATTGCTGTTTACTCTCACGATTTGAAAACTGCGGGAAGAATTGACGTATTTTGTAAGATGGGCGGTAAACCAGTTATCTTAGATTTTAAAACATCTAGCCGTCTAAAAGAAGAGAAATCGATTGAAAATTACTTCCTTCAAGCGACTACATATGCTATGATGATACGAGAACTAAAGGGAATTGAAGTTCCTAAATTGGTCATTCTAATCGCTGTGGAAAATGAACTTCCTCAATTGTTTATCAAAAATACTAAAGATTATGAAGATCAAGTTAGACAAATATTTAATGAATATCATCTAAAGAATGCTTGACAGTATATAATGAATATGCTAATATAGTGTATAAATAAAAAACATGCTGACGTAGCTCAGTCGGTAGAGCTACTGATTATTATAAATAGGTCTACTAGATCAGGAGACCTATTATGCCAACATATTTAGAATATAATTGTATTTGTTGCGGATTATATGTTAGAAAAGCAAACACACTTGGAAAATATTGCTCGAATGCTTGTCAAAAAAAATATGAAAGACGAGTTGCGATTGTATCCAATACCGCTTCATCAACTATGGTCAAAAATTATATTGCCGAAACAGTAGGATATTTTTGTAGCGAATGTGGTATTGATAAATGGAATGGTAAAAAAATTGTTTTAGAATTGGAACACAAAAGTGGAAATTGGGAAGATAATAGTTTGGAAAATGTATGTTTACTGTGTCCAAATTGCCATTCTCAAACAAATACATATAAGAATAAAAACAATGGTAATGGTAGACATTCTAGGCGTATGAGATACGCAGCTGGTCAATCTTATTGAGAACTGCCCTTGAAGCATTAGCGGTGATGCGCCGGATTTGTAACCCGGAGAATCGAGTCCAACTCTTGACTGGGGCACCATTTTTGTATAAATAAAATTATGATACAATTAAATCCACCAATACCAC